GTCATAGAGTTGCATGAAGACTATGTGGATATGGAAGCAGAGGACTACTGGCAAGAGGTTCGCCGCATGAACCATGCTGAGCTGGTCATGGAGTTGCGCCGTCAGCAAGCCCGTTCTGCAAGCCTATTGGCAGAATGCCTATCTGAGTTGTCGAGAATGAAGAAGGTGCTAAATGGAGAACTCTACGCCGGAGAGCGATACGCAGGATAAGTACAAGGAGGAGCTATTGCTATCCAGACGTATCTTGAAAAACGAGATGAACAGAGCAATAAAGGCTATCAAACCTGCGGAGAAGATAGAGTTAGTAAAGCTGTGGAGAGAAATATACAGGCCAGAGATAGTGGACGAGCTTCTGCGTGTTGCTAAAGACAAAGAGGCAAGGCTACGTATTGCTAACTGGAATCTCGATAACTTTGACGCAGGACGGATAAAGAAATGAAGAACTTTATAAAATGAAATTCAATCTAAATCAGTTCTACAAGTTTTGCGCTCAACTAAAGATTGAGACAAAAGAGCAAGGCTTGCGAAACCTAGATAATTTATTAGGTACGCAAACCTACGTGATGGAAGAAATAGCGAATGGCTTGAAAGATAACATCCACTTCTTCGTTATCTTGAAAGGCCGACAACTCGGCATCACCACTATTTCTTTGGCCCTAGACCTTTACTGGCACTACATAAACAATGGACTTAATGGAACACTGGTCACTGATACTGAAGAAAACCGCGATATGTTCAAAGGAACACTCTCGGCCTATATGGATGGTTTACCAAAAGAGTACAAGATACCCATACTCTCACACAATAGAAACTCGCTTGCGCTCAAAAACAGAAGTCGAATCTTTTATCAAGTCGCAGGGCTTAGAGCGAAAGGAAGTCTTGGTCGTGGCAAGGGCATCACATTCCTTCACGGAACAGAAACGTCTTCGTGGGGCGATGAAGAAGGACTAGCATCATTGCTGGCCTCTCTCGCTGAAACCAACGAAAAGCGTCTGTATATCTTTGAGTCCACAGCGCGTGGATTTAATATGTTTCACGATATGTACACCACTGCTAAACGTGCCCGTTCTCAACACGCTATCTTCTGTGGCTGGTGGCGCAATCAACTCTACTCCGTTCCGGGCGAATCCAATCTCTACAAAGTGTATTGGGATGGGAAGCTTACGCCTGAAGAAAAGGAATGGACGAGAGATATTAAGAAGCTCTACAACGTAGAGATCAACTCGCGCCAGATTGCTTGGTGGCGCTGGAAGCTCTACGAAGGTATTAAAGACGATGCGTTGATGTATCAGGAGTTCCCTCCAACTGAAGACTATGCCTTCATCATGACGGGGACAAGCTTCTTCTCTAACGCCCGTTGTACGGACGCTATGAAAATAGCTAAGCAAATTAAGTGTGACCACTACCGCTACAGCATGGGTGCAAACTTTGTAGATACAGAGGTGCTGAAATCTACAGACAGAATGTCAACCTTGAAGATATGGGAGGAACCCATTGATACAGCTTTTTATGTCATTGGTGCTGATCCTGCCTATGGCAGTTCTGATTGGGCTGATCGCTTTTGCATACAAGTGTACCGTTGCTATGCTGACGGTATGGAGCAGGTTGCAGAGTTTGCTACACCAGAGATGAACACCTACCAGTTTGCGTGGGTGATTGCTCACCTAGCTGGCGCGTACAAAAACTCAACGCTAAACTTGGAAGTAAATGGCCCCGGTCAGGCAGTCATTAACGAACTACGTAATCTGAAACGCCAAGCAGCAGCGTTGGGTGGCAAAACCGGACATCAACTGATGGACGTATTGGGTTCAATGAGCAACTACATCTGGCGGCGTAACGACACGATGGGCGGTTTATCTAACTCTATTGGCTGGCTGACTACAGCGTCCAGCAAAGAACGTATGCTTTCTTACATGAAAGACTACTTCGAGCGCGGGATGATAACGATTGTCTCTACTGAACTGATCGACGAGATGAAAACCATCGTGCGTGATGGTGGTTCTATCATTGCTTCAGGCAGAAATAAGGATGATCGCGTGATGGCAAGTGCATTAGCTTGCGCGGCCTTTGCTGAACAGCTTCAGCCTCGCTTAATTGCACAGAAAATCACCAGAAATGTCAGCAGAACGCAGGAAGACAGTACGCCAGAACAGATTGTTGTGGGCAGAACCGTATCTGACTACCTTAAAAGGATAGGAGTGTATGGACAGCAATGACGATTACATCATTCCCAAAGAGGAATTAAAGCAAATAATGAGGCGATTTCGCGCAGACAAGAAGCGCGGAATACCTATGCGCCTGTTTTACGAGTTGTCAGGGGTAGATAAGTCCAGAATGGACGATATTTTCTTCTACGACCGGGCAAACATGACGGAATTGGTGCAAAGACGGGTTTCCAAGGCGTATTTAGCGTGGAAAAATGGCGAAGTGGCAGTAATGATTAGGTTTGGACAGAAATGGATTGAGTGGAGGAAGAAACCCAAGCCAGTTATTGTCCGTGGATATGGTTTGCAGGTCGAAAATGGTGGAATTAAGCTCAAATTAGGGCTTAAAAACAGGTTAGATTACTCAGATTATAGTTTAGATGAGCAAATTAAGGGGAGATAGATATGAGCGTTATGCACGATTATAAATGCGATTTACACGGGTTTTTCGAGGCTTGGGAGCCTGTTTGCCCTGATGGATGCACCGAAAACGTCCAAATGGTGTTCTTGCAGCCAGTAGGAATGAAGTCTGACACCACAAAACACAACGACAAGACGCTAAACCAGCTTGCTCTGGACTTCAACATGACAAATATCAAGTCTGCAAGAGAGGGAGACAGTCAGGCAGGGTACTATTCGCGCAATAACAAGCCAGCTCCGAAGGGTGTACCAGAGCCTCCACGCGAACCACGCGCAGGAGACGCTGCAATATGGGGTGGCGCTGGTGGTAAACTCAGCATGGAAAATTTATTGAGGGGAAATATGTTCCCTTCCGTTGCTGGTGAACAAGTCGGCATCATGCCAAGCTCAGTTGGGAACTTGACACCACCCCGTCCGGCGAGTTATATGGCAGACCAAGACAATTTATCATTGGATAAAAAATGAGAATTCCGTCAGAGCCTCTACAAAGAGAACAGTTCTACCTTGATCTCATCGGAAAATGTTTAGTCTCAAGAGAAGAACGCAAAGCTGATTACTCCGCGCTGCGTTCTTACTTCCTTTTTGGTGCTGGCCCCGAAGACGCGCCAGCAATCTTTAACAAAATTTATCCGCACATAGATCAACTCAGTAGCTTTTTATATTCTGCTGAGACAACGCGCTTCACCATCAATCTAGGTGCTGCTGTACAGGTTGGCGAACAGAAAAAAATTCGCCCCATGCAAAACCTACTGAATGATGATTGGCTGCGCTCAAACACGGATCAGGTTTGCTCTAATGTTTTGCTCTGGTCGCTGTGCTACAACACTTCTTACACCAAGCTAATCATTGGCCCCGGTGGAAGTTTGAATCCTTACATGGTTGATCCGGGTGCGATTGGTGTCTTGCGTGAAGATACGCCGTACACCGACAGACAAGAAGCCTTAGTCCATACCTACTACATCACAAAGTCTGATTTATATTCCAGACTGTACGCTCACCCTAAACGCGATAGCATTTTAAAGCGCGTAACTACAGCATTCCACGAACAGGCTAGTGATGTTCCAGAAGGTATAGACCGAATCATTATGTCTCAGGCAAATCCAAGCCTGATGGGTAACGTCAACCTAGACTTGTCAGGCATGAATCGCTACAAGGCGAGAGTTGCTGAAGACACGGTTGAGATGCACGAACTATGGGTATTCAATGACGAGATTGGTGACTACCAGTGCGTAACTATCGCTGATCCAGACGTTGTTATTTATGACCGTCCGGGCGAGAAGATGTTTTTGAAAGGTGAGTTGCCATTCATTCAGTTCTGCCCGAATCCTCAGTATGATTATTATTGGGGTCAGAGCGAAGTTCAACGCTTAGTGTTCTTGCAAGATGTACGCAATAAGCGCATGGGTGAGATTCTTGATTTACTGAACAAGCAAGTCTCTCCACCTACTGCATTGATGGGCTTTAACGGTATTTTGGATGAAAAGAACTTTGCACTTAATCGCGCTGGCGGTTTGCTTTCTAGCGATATGCCAAGTGCAAAGGTCGAACGTCTTGCGCCAAACATTCCAAACGATCTTTTCGAAGTCATCCGAGAAGTGGACGCAATGTTTGCAGAAGCAAGCGGTATTACTCCCGTGTTGGCTGGTCGCGGTGAAGCAGGAGTTCGCTCCAAATCTCATGCGGAATCACTCTCAAGACTCGGCAGCTCCAGAGCAAAGAAACGCGCCTTGATTATTGAGGACGCTCTTGAGAAAGTAGCAACGCTTTATCTGAAGTGCATTCAGAAATACCAGCCAATCATGTTGAAAGACGATGATGGCAATGATTTTATTCCTGAGCAATTCACTGATGACTTTATTGTAAAAGTCGATGCTCATAGCAATAGCCCAATCTTCACTGAAGACTTGAGAAACTTAGCATTTAGTCTGCATCAAGCTGGTGCTATCGACCAAGAAGGTCTGTTAGACTTGCTAGAACCGCCGATGAAGCAATTGTTGAAAGAAAAGCTCAAGCTCAACAAAGAAAAACAGGAAGAAATGGCTATGTTGCAACAGAGACAACAGCAACAGCCTAAACCTAGCTCTCCACCCAATTTACAGGAGGTAGCATGAACCCAAATGGCGTAGAAACCACATCAAAAGCGGATCAGCCTAGAGTTACTTCCGAAGGATTGCGTCAGGAAGAAAAGGGGCCAAATTTAGAGTATCGAGTTCAGCGTTTGGGCACATATCAGGAGCGAAGCCCAAATAGAGGCTCTTATGGGCGCATGAAACGATAATAAAACTTGACAAAGTTTTCTAATTTGTTTATTTCTATTGCCAAATTTCATACGGAGTTATTATGGCTGTATCATCTGAAGAAGTTATGCGCCTCATGGAGCAGCAAAAGGGAGAAAAACCGGCTCCTGAAGCTCCAGAAATGGAAGAAGGCGAAGAAGAAGAAGTCGAAACCGAAGAATCCGCATCCCCAATGGCAGCACCTATGTCCACTCCAGAACCAAAAATGGGTTCAAAAGAGGGAGCAATGGTTAATCTTGGGTTGGCGATGGATTTGATTAAACGCGCACTGCCAGCTATAGGCTCTGATTCAGAAGAAGGCAAGAAAGTTATTTCAGCAATTAAAGTATTATCCGACCTGACAGGCAAAAGCTCTGACGGTATGGAAGAACTTAAGAAGTCTGAAATTTTACAAATGTTGCAAACCTTGCCTCAGGCGGGGGGTGCTACACCTGAGGGCAAAGCAATGGCTGCTGCGCCAGCAGTTCCCGGCATGATGTAATAATTTTTGGAGAAATCACTATGGATTTGTTTAAACCCCGTGGTGCTGCTGCACCTCGCAACCCAACTGACAACACTCAGCAAAACGGTCAGATCGTCAACACACCTCGCTTCTCGCAAATGGGTGGTTTGAAGAACGCCGCTGCAACTGGTGTTAAAAATCGCATGATGGTTGAAAAGCCCGGCGGTAAGCGCGTCATCTGATGCGCTTTTTTATTGTTTATTAAAGGGGATAACCTATGTCACTCGAAGACTTAAGCCACGAAGCCCGTGATGAACTGGCTCTTTTAGCTCGTCAACTTGCCGAGAATCCAAAAACTCGCAAAGCTTTTTTACGTTTAACAAAAGAAGCTAAGCCAGATATGCCGATTCCTGAACTCGAAATTGAAGATTCAACCAATTCCGCTGTTCAGAAAGCAAATGATCGAGTTGCTCAGCTTGAAGCAAGACTCCAGCAAAAAGATGCAATGGAAGAACTGAACAAGCGCCGCAGCAAGCTAAAAGAAAAAGGCTTGGTTGAGAGCGACGAGCAGATTGAAGAAGTGGAGAAAATGATGCTGGAAAAAGGCATTACTAACCACGAAGTTGCTGCTGATTACTGGAAGTACATGAATCAATCCGCTGCACCAACACCAACTGGATATAATCCGTCTGCGATTAACAAGTTTGACTTGTCAGCGTATTGGAAGAATCCAATTCAAGGTGCGCGTAATGAGGCAGCAAAAGCATTATCGGAGTTACGGCGCAATCCTAAACCATTAGGGTTGTAATTTAAGTAGGGGATGTTTTTAGATCGGAGATAGATTATGCCTATTGGTGGCGGCATTCTTCCGGCTTCGGGTTCCACTCAATTTACTGAGTTGACCTACGTTACCCGTAGGGCATTTATCCCGAAGCTGGTAGTACAACTTTATAATTCGACACCGCTCATGGCGGCACTGATTGCTAACAGTCAGTCTGCTTCTGGTGGTGTTTCCTCTGTAACTGTACCTGTTCAGGGTTCTCAGTTCGTAAACGCTCAGTGGTCAGACTACAGCGGCTCGTTCGCTCAGCCTTCTGTCCAACAGGGTGCTTACAACGCTGAATTCAACCTGAAGCTGATGATTGCACCAGTACCGTTCCTCGGTATGGAAGGCGCAGTCCAGCAAGATGCAGCCGTTATTCCTCTGATCGAAGCGCGTATGAATGACGCGACTAACGTGATGATGGATGCGATGGCAACATCACTGTACAACAATACGACAAACACTCAGCAGTTCACAGGTTTACCTGCTGCCGTGTCTGATTCGGGTACTTACGGCAACATTGATCGTTCTACCTATTCATGGTGGAGATCAAAAACGTATGCCGCTGGTTCTGTAAACCCAACTCGTCAGAACATCCTTCAGTACATTTCCGGTACAGTCAAAAATGGCGCAGAAGTGCCTACGTTTGGCGTATGCGGCTTTGGTACTTGGACGTTGCTGGCACAAGATTATGTCGGTCAAGAGCAATACGTCTTAACACCGGGTTCCGGTTTTGATGGCGATGCAAATGGCCCTCAGTCTGGCTTCCGCGCTTTGATGGTTGCTGGCGTTCCTATTTATCCTGATCCGTACTGCCCTGAAGGAACGGTTTACTTCCTGAACAGCAACTACCTGTCGCTCTATATCCATGAGCAAGGTTCGTTTGTGTTTACAGGTTTTGAATCAACACTTCCTAACTGGCAGATTGGTTATGTTGGTGCTGTGCTGATGATCGCTGAACTGGTCAACACAAAGCCCAAGTCCATGACCAAGGTGACAGGCTATAACTCGCTAACATTGTAAGGAGAAATAGTCATGTCTAATAAAATCCTCGTAGCTGGTTCGGCAACTAACGCTGCTGGCGCATTTCTTCAGGCTTATGCCTTGGGTACTGCAACAGCAACTGTTCCTGCTGGCGATTACTACATTGCTCCAACTGCTAACGTCACTATTGAACTGAATACAAACACTACTGGCAATATCAGTAATGCTTCGTATGCGGTTGTAGTTGCCAATAATACTGGTGGCTACTTCATCTCTGATGGCGTAAACATTCGCGCTAATGTTCTTTCTGGCACACCTACCATTACTCTGTTCCAAGTGAATCAGGGTCAGGCTGTCAGCGAGACTTACGCATAAGGAGCCAACATGAATGCTAACCATGTAGGTTCGTTGTATCCCAATAGCTTTGGTAACTTTGGCCTTGGTCGTGCTGTAACCGTTAGTGTCGGTACAGTCGCCAATGCTGTTGTCCAAATTCCTATTGTTGGTGCAAGTTCATACATTGTTCGCAGGATTACGGTAGCTAATGCAAGCAAGTCGATTGCGGCTGCAAACGTAACTGTTACTACGTCTAACGATGGTAATGTTTCGAATGCAGTTGCATCGCTTACAACGCTTAGCAACGTAACTAGCACTTCTACGTACCAAGACTTAACTCTTGCTGCTGGCGCTGCTACTACTGTTTACTCGTCGGGTTCGTTGTATGTCAACGTACCTGCCGCAGTATCCGGTGGAACTTGCGACATTGTTGTTTATGGTGATGTGGTAACTCTATGACGACTGTATATGTGACTAACAAGTGGGATAAGCCCCTTGTCGATGAATATGCGTACAAGACATATACGTTCCCTGTGAACGAATCTGTTGAAGTGCCTGTAGAAATTGCCCGTCACATATTTGGTTATGGTTCTGAGAATAAAGAACCTTTTTTGGCTAGACTCGGTTTTGCTAAAACAAAGAATGACATTCCTAGCGGGTTGGAAATTCTTGAAAAATTTAGCATTACCGAATCTAAGCCAGTACAGGATCGCTCCTTATCCCCGGCGATTGACCAAGTACCCCCACCTATCCCATTACGGGGGGTGGGGAGAAAAGTCGAAAAAGCCGCTTAATTATGGCAATTAAATGGCAACTTTATCCGGTTACATCACGGAAGTTCGTAGGCTGCTGCACGATGCCAACGGAAACTTTTACTCTGACTCTGAACTAACGGACTACATCAATGAAGCCCGTAAACAGACAGTCAGGGATACTGGTTGCCTAAGAAAAATCCAAGTATCACAAACGCCAATGACACCCGTAGCAGGTGGAGCAAATCCAGTTGCTTGGAGTGCTGGCGCTATTGTTGCCGTAGATGATTACGTATTTTCAAATATCTTCATCTACAAAGTAACTGTAGCTGGTATTTTGGGAGATACAGCGCCACCTTACCCGGCATCGAATAACGTGTATCCCCCAACAACACCGTTCACTAGCGGAACTGCCACATTGCAATATGCTGGAAATTGCGAAAAGCTAAATTATGCAGCGTTCCCTGACAGTATAAATACGATTGATATTCTAAATATCAACCTTTATTGGGGAAATAGTCGTATTCCTTTGCAGTATTTGCCTTGGACTCAGTTCAACGCTCAGCTACGTTATTGGCAAAACTACATAGGTAGGCCAGTAGCGTTTAGTGTTTACGGACAAAAAACAGCATTTATCTCTCCTGTTCCAGATCAAGTTTATACGATTGAAATGGATACGGTGGTGCTGCCAGAAGACCTTGTTTCTGGTTCTGAGGTTGATGTTATTGATGAACCGTACACCACGCCTGTAGCTTTCTACGCCGCACATAAAGCGAAGTTTAAAGAGCAAAGCTATGGCGAAGCTGAAATCTACAAACAGCAATACGCACAAGAAGTTCGCAGTGTTCTGGCAACAACCATGACACGGCGTATTCCTAACCCTTACGGCAGTCCATTTTAATTATGGCTGCGGCTGAGCAAAAAAAATCATACAAAGTTATTAAACAATTTCGTGGCGTAAACACGAAAGCAAACCGTACTGCCCTAGAAGATGGTGAGTTTTCATGGCTAGAAAATGCCATGCCTATTGGTTATGCCAATATTAAAACCGTATCAGGAGAGAGAAATACTGCGGTTACGTTTGGGAATGTAGCTACAGCATTACTTTCTGCAAACATTAACAATAAAGACTATCAGCTTGCATTCCAAGAAGATGGTCGTTGCGAATATGTTGACGTTGAGGCTGATACAAAAGGTAATGTTGCTGTTGCTGGCACATTCTCTAACTCGCGTATCAACATAACGCAGTACAAGGACGAGCGCGTTCTAATTGGCGACCCTAATAATGGCGTTTACAGTTGGGATGGCACTAATCTTGTATCTATCGGTTCCGTTGGATTCATAGGAATTACCAATGGGGGCACTGGATACTCAACTACGCCTTCTATCGTTATTTCTGCGC